TGATGCAGAAATGGTAACATTAACAACTTAAAAAAATGATATATAGGTTAAGTTTTACAACAAAAGATGAGTGGCTTTCGGTTAGAAATACTTTTGTATTACCTGATGAAGATGGTAACTATCCAAGTGGTTCAATATATACTGCTCAAATAGCAGAGGGAAGCATAACTATCAGAGAAGTTGGTCATGTGCCATATCCACCAGAATACGATGAGGAGGGTAATATAATTAAGGAAGGTGGATTCTATACAGATTGGGCTGTGGATATTGTAAGCGATTATGACTTGCCTGTTGAAGATTATATAATAGAAAATAAACAATGGTATAACGAGTGGGTGTAATGGAACATCTTAGGACTATTTTAACGACATTAGGTGGTGGTATAGTTTCTTTTGCCAACTTTAAATTGATGAGTATTTCTGTTACAGAACAAATGGAGGTGGCAAATGGAGTTATTGGTATGCTAGTAGGTTTGTTAACTATGGCTTATTTAATGATAAAAATAGCTAAAATAAAAGATGATAAAAATCCCAGCAAGTAAAAGATTAAGATTTTCAATTGCTGTTATTATTGTCAATTTCTTAATTGGTGGATTTGGAATTTATCATGTTGCTGATCTGTCAGATTTGGGAATGTTTTTAGCGTTATCCAATAGCCCGTTATATGTGTATATTTTGGGCGATACATTTAGACCATCAAATAATAAAAAGCATGAAATATAAAATAAAGCGGGGAAACCATTTTGCAAATTTCACATGGAATCGGTTGTTTCCATTTGTATCAAATAAAATATCCGGGGTTGTTCATTTTTCTCATTCCAGTTTGATTAAAGAATTAATACCAGGGTGGAATAAATTAACCGGTATTTCATCATTTAAAATCCATGAAAATTCTGCAAGATTAGTATGGCGGAGTGATGGCGGTAAAATAAATATTGCGGGATATGTTTATTATAATGGTGTTAGGAATGAAATGTTGATTACATCATTACAACCTGGCATCTATTATAAATATTCCATTGAATATAAACATAAAAGTTATATCATTACAATAAACAATAAAACAATCATGATGCCTGGCAAAATTGGGTTTTGTAAATTTAGATGTTACCCGTTTTTTGGGGGGCGAAGTACAGCCCCGGAAGACATATATATTGAATTATGAAAATAAATTATTATCAACAACAATTTGTTTTAAATGTAGCAAAATTAATTTTATATGCTGATGCCATAGGAGTAAAATTAACATTTGGAGAAGCGTACCGATCAAAAGAACAGCAACAAATTTATTTTGATAAGGGGTTAACCCGGACATTAAACAGTAACCACATGAAAAGATTAGCGGTTGATTTTAATTTTTTTATTCGCGGTGAATTAATATATCGGCATGATCTGATTGATCAGCTTGGAGAATTTTGGGAAAAGCTAAATGAAAAAAACAGATGGGGCGGTAATTTTAATTCAATCCTGGATACCCCACATTTTGAAATGCATTTATAATTATGGAAAAAGTAATGTTTTATACCCGTTTAAATTTAATGTATCTATTAATTTCATCCGTTTTAATGTTAAATCCAAATCCAATAAAATACATGGCAATTTTATTTGTGTTCATTTTTGTTGCTGAAGTGATCCAGGGAATTTTTAACCATGATAAAAATTTTAAAGATTAAAATTTGGTAAATAATATAAAATATTTACTTTTTATAATTATTTTATTCCTGGTTATAATTCTACAAAGAAATTGTAACAACAAAAAAACAATTGTTGATCCTATAATAATTATTGATACTGTTTATAAAATCCATCCGGATACAATAATTTATAACCAAATAATAACAGATACAATTTTTGATACTGTTTTTATTGTCAAAGATTACCAGGCAAAAAAGGTTTTTATTGATACAATTTATTTTTATCAAAAATCATTTGCCATTTTAACCGATACAGTTAGCCGTAATAGAATAATTAACCGGCAATTAAAATTCTCATATTATAAACCAATTCCAAAAAATCAATATTATATCGGATTGGGCATTAATGGATCAGCGGTTGGTTTTGGTGCTGGTCCGCAATTTGCATTTATTAATAAGAAGCAGCATTTATATGTTGGCGGTTACGATATAATAAATAAAAGAGTTTTTATTTCAGTTTTTTGGAAAATAAAATTATAAAAAATGAATTGTGAAAAATGCGGAAGTTCAAAGGTTATTAAAAAAGGAAGGCGGGGCGGTAAGCATAGAATTAAATGCAAAGAGTGTAAAAGCTGGTCCACATTATTAATTAATGATTCTGAAACATGCCAAAATGATACTGGTTATTCAGATTATTTAAATAATGATTCATTTAAAAATTATTGTACAGAAAATGGGATTGATATGAAGCTGGTGAAATCGGCAAAATATGTCAATCACCAGGGGCAGCAAGCATTTAACATTGTTTTGGACTATGAAAAAAAAGATGATCTAAAAATTACAGAAAAATTAATTAGTAAAATTATAAATGATTCAGCTAAAAAGGTCAAGCGCAATGTAACATCCAAAAATAAGGCGGGAAAAAAGTTATTGCGATTAATAATAACAGATGTTCATATTGGAATGACAACCAACAAAGCTGGAAATTCTTTATATGGTGGAAAATGGGATCGTGATGAATTATTTTTGCGATTAGATAAAATTATTTCTGTTTTAAAAGATTTGGCAAGTGATTTTGATGAATTACATATAATTGATTTGGGTGATTATGTTGATGGGTGGAATGGAAAAACAGTAAGAAAACAGCATGATTTGCACCAAAACATGACCAATGAACAAATGTTTGAAAATGCTGTTGTTTTTAAAGATCAGTTATTGAATAACTGTTATCCATTATTTAATCATGTTGAAATGTTTAATATTTGCAATGATAATCATGCGGGGAGTTTTGGATATATTGTAAATTATGCCGTTAAGGAGTTAGCGAAAATTAAATATAATATAACTGTTACAAATTATCAAAAATTCATTAACCATTATACTTGGGGAAACCATGTTTTTGTTTTATCGCATGGCAAAGACAGGGAAAATTTAAGATTTGGTTTTAAACCACATATTGATCCAGGCGGCATTTCCAAAATTGAAGAGTATTTAAAAGCAAATGATTTAATGAACCGGGATTTTAATGTAACTTTTGAAAAAGGTGATTCCCATCAATTATTATTGGATTATTCAGCATCAGATGATTTTGATTATTTTAATTACCTGGCATTATCTCCCAGCAGCGATTGGGTGCAAACTAATTTTAAAAAAGGATCATCCGGGTTTGTAATTATGGAAATATCCGGTAAAAACAAAAGAATTACCCCATATTTTTTTGATTGGAAAGTATAAAATAATTGTTTTTTGTTACTGACATGATACATATTGTGTTATAATGATTGATAATCAATAGTTTATTTAGTCCCGTCCAGACCGCTTCAGCCACCTTTTTAGGTGGCTTTTTTTATGCCCAAAAATCCTAAATTGTATGTTATTGTATGTTATTGCATAGTTTTTGTACATTTACAGAGAAATGAAATACACATATAATATACAATATTATACAATAGTATATAATTTTTTTGTTACAATTGAGATACCGCACTAAATAAATAACTGCATATTGTACCACATTTTAAAATTGTGTACCATATTTTAATATTTGTATCATATTTTTAAATCTAATTCCTGGACCATGAAAACAATTGTAACATATAAATTAATCTTTGATAGAAGAAAACATGCAATTAAAACAGGATGTGGAGTTGTTGAATTGGTTGTTTATTTTAAAAATCAAAAAAGAATTTGGATTAATACAAAGCTAAAAATCAAAAAAGAACATTGGAATGATAGTAAAAAAATGGTAACCGCAAAAAATGATCAATATTATAATCACAATATATATTTGAATAATTTTAAAAATGAAATTATAGAATATGAATATGATCTATTAAAAAAGGGATCAAAATTAACCCCGGATATTTTAAAAAGTTTTTTAAAAAAAGGTAATGATCCATCATTTATTGATTACTGTTTTGAAAAATTGAAGATTATAGATATTACAATATCAACAATGAAATCACAAAAAAGATCAATTAATATTTTAAAAGAATTTAATCCAGGATTAAATTTTAATGATCTTAACCCGGAATTTGTTGATTTATTTAATAATATGTTAAATAAACGCAAATACAGCCCTGGAACAAAATGGAAAATAAATAAGGATATTATAAAATTTGTAAACCTGGCAATTAGGGATAAAAAAATTGATCAAAATGAACATCCATTTGAATATTTTAAAAACATAAGACCAAAACCAAACCATGATTATTTAACTTTTAAAGAATTAGAACAAATTGAAATGCTGGAATCAACAGGATTTGAAAGGGTTGATTTAATAAAAGACATGTTTTTATTTGCATGTTATACCGGATTAAGGTATTCAGATTTATTTGGGCTTAATTACAGCGATTTTAACAAGCGGGATGGCGGTTTGGTGCTGGTGCTGGAAAGAATGAAAAAAGTGGATAAGAGAGTATTTCTAAGGCTATATGAATTATTTGATGGTAAACCGGAAAGGTTGATATTACCATATTATAAACAGCATAAAAAAAATAAATTTATTTTTGGAAAAAAGATTTCCAACCAAGAAATGAACCAGGGTTTAAAAATTATTCAATCCGCTATAAATACTAACAAAACAATTACTGTTCATTTAGCGCGCCATACTTTTGGAACATTATATTCCAAAACATCCGGATCAATTTTTGATGTTATGAAAGCAATGGGAATATCAAAATATGAAACAGCAAAAGTTTACATTGATTTAAGTTTAGAACTATAACGCCATTGATTTTACTTTGCTTTTTTGGGGGTATATTTCTATAACTTTACCTGGTTCACAAACTTTAGATTCTGTCTTAAAAATTTCATTGCGTTTATATGAAATATATCCTAGTGTTTTTGTTAAACTTGATATAATTAAATTTAATTTTTTAATCTGTAATTCTAAAGATTTAATGTAATTTTCATTAATCTCATTTTTGGAGTCAGCTGCCATTTTTTAATACTTTTTTGGTTACTTTTTCATTTTCTTGAGTTGATTTGGTTGTTAAATTTTGAATTATTTCTGCTAATTTTTCTAATTGGTCATTTGAAAATTCAATTTGTTTTAATAATTTTTCAATGGTCGTTTGTAAATGTTTTGATAACTCTTTGTATTCATTTTGATCATCAGAAATTTCATTAATCATATCCAACATTTCAAATAATTTTAACCTGGAATTGTAATTTAAAGTATTGGTTTTAATTCCTTTAATTAATCCCGCATAAGTATAGCCTAATTTTTTAGCTACATCCTGGATTCTTAATCCTTTGGATTTTATTACCGCTTTTATTTGATTGTATTCCAATTATTTATAAATTAATTTAATATTATATCAACTTTTTATCAATTATGTTGATTTTTTGTTTATATTTGTACAATATTATATACTTAATATCAACTTTGTTCAAATATATATAAAATATATAATATACATCATATAATTTATAAAAATATGGAAAATATTACAGATAATGTTTTAATCAGATTGGAAAAAAAACTGGATTATATCATTGAAAAGGGATTATTGGCAGAAAAAAAAGAAGATAAAATTTTAACTGCTGGTGAAATCCTGGCTGCGTTAAATGTGAGTTCTTATGGATCATTTTTGAACCGGAAAGAAAAATTAATTGAATTTGGGATGTTTAAAAATGGGCATTGGCGCATGAGATCAACAGATTTGGAACGATATTTAAATGCTAAACAAAAATAATTTTATTATGAAATCTTTAATGACAATTAACCAACTTTTGGATGAAATTAATGAATTAAAAATTGATTCCATAACCCCAGCAATTGGGAAAATCCGCCAAAACTTAATAAACCATAAAAAAGAAAGCGCAAAAGGTGGTTTAATAAAAGTGGACCAAACCCATTCAATTATGTTATTAATATCACATGCTAAATTAATGTCTATGGACATTAAAAGAATAGCGATTGAAACCGCTGCGCACACCTATAATTAATAAATCTGTATTATGCAAAAAAGAACACAAAATGATTTAATTATTGATGCTTTGGAAGATGGGAATAAATTAACCGGGCTGGATATTTTTACCCGTTTTAACTGCATTTCTTACAAAGATCGTATTTGGGAATTAAGAAAACAAGGTTATGCGATCAAAACAGAATGGATTAAAACCAAATCCGGAAAAAGAGTTGCACTATATTCTGTAAATAATTAAATATGCCAGGAATAGTTTACTTAAATACATTTATGAATGTATTAGAATCCGCGCCAAAACTGCAAAAAACTTTTAATGTTAGCTTGGATAATATACTGTCAAAAAAACGAACCAGGAAAATTGTAATGATCAGACATATTTTAATGTACCTGGAACACAAAGAACATTATAGAGAATGGGAGCAGCCCGGTTGGTCCGTTATTGGGAAATATTATAACCGCCATCATTGCTCAATTATGAATGCTGCAAAGGTGGTTGAAAATGAAATAAATCATTACCCGGATTTTAAATTGCTAGTTGATGAAATCCAGCAAATAATTTGGGGTGAAATAAGATATTAATAAAATTAAGATTGTAATAATATGGGAAAAAGATTTATTGATACCGAAATGTTTAAAGATACATTTATTAGGGGCTTGGAAGCCCCTTTGAAGCCCCTTTGGGTGTACCTTTTTTGTGATTGTAATGCCGCGGGAATTTGGAATGTTGAAATGGATGTTGCCAAATTGCGCTGCGGGATCAATATTGATTATCCGGATGATAAAATTTTAGCTGCATTTGAAAGTAAAATTATGTTAATTGCGGATGGTGAAAAATGGTTTATCCCCAGCTTTGTTAAAATCCAATATAACAATGAATTAAGGACCAATAACCCAGCATTAAAAAAGGTAATAAAAGAGTTGGATTTTTATGGTTTATTAACTGAAATTGATGATGAAACTTTTACTTTAAAACAAAGCCCCTTTGAAGCCCCTTTAAAGCCCCTTTTGTATTTAAAAAAAGGTAGTAAGGAAGAAGAAAAGGAAAAAGAAAAGGAAAAGGAAGAAGAAAAGGAAAAAGAAAAAGAAAATAAAAAAGAAAAAGAAAAAGTTTTAATAATGCCATTTACATCTGATAATTTTATTCACCATTGGCAGCTTTGGAAAAATTACCGGAAAGAAATGGGAAAGAAAAAATATCAAATAATTGGTGAACAATCAGCATTATCATCATTATCAAAAAAGAGTGATGGTAATGAAAACACAGCGGTTAATATAATCAACCAATCAATGGCAAATGGTTGGCTGGGGTTTTTTGAACTTAAACAAAAAAATGATCATGGAACAACAACTGATTTACTTAAAAGAACATTACAAAGAATTAACAGTTAAAAATGCCGGCAAATTAAGTAAGCGGGCAACTAGCTTGATGGAAGTTTGGGAATCTAATGAACTATCATTTGCTCAAATAAAATTATTACGCGGTGAAAAAGAAGTAAAATCAATTTTAGCGGTTGAAATTGCAATTATGGTTGATCTGTTAAAAGCTGATGTCCAGGATCGGCAAATGATTTACATGGTTGAAATCATTTTAAAAGATTTTTATCATTACACAATCAGCGATTTAACGGCATTAACATCCAGGTTGGCAAAAAATAATCCATACGGCAAACCGGTGCTGCAAAATATTTTGCATGAATTAAATCAATATTCTGTTGAAAAAGATGAATTTGCTGTTACCCAAAGAATAAAAGAGTGCAGCAAACATAAAATTGAACATCCAAATGAAGATAAATTTTTTAAGATGTACCAAAGATTAAAAAATAAAACTAAAAAACCCGAAATGGACCAAAAACAAAAAGACCAAATTGCGATAAAAGAAAACCAGGTTAAAATTGAAGAAATGAAAAAACTTTATGGAATCAATATTTGAATGGGAAATGGTAATTAATGCAAAGGATTGTGATTGGGATGGAAAAGAATTAAAATATGTGATGAGTACAAATTTTACAAAATGGTTTTTAGGAAATATAAAAAATGAAGGATACCCAAACCAAATCAGCGTACAAGGTAAAACATTAAAAAAGTTTAAACGCGTTGGTTTATCTTTTGGGTATGATTTATATGTAAATGGTGAATGGTTGTTAAAAATATATAACAGAAAGAATGAAGAAAAAGATGGATAATATAATGGTTGACATTGAAACTTTGGGTAACAAATCCAATTCTGTAATATTATCAATAGCAGCTGTTTATTTTGATTTGCAAACTGGGAAAACGGGAAAAGAATTTACAACAAATATTGATATTCAAAGCTGTTTGGATGCTGGTTTAAAAATTGATGCAGATACTGTTAAATGGTGGTTATCTCAAAATGAACAAGCCAGGGAAAAAATATTATGTAATGATGCACCATTATTGATTGCCGGTTTAAAAAACTTTGGAAGATTTTTAAATTCTGATGCGTTTGTTTGGGGTAATTCAGCGCGCTTTGATTTGGGTATTTTAGAAAATGCATACCAAGCATTTAACATTAATATCCCCTGGAAATGGCATAGGGAAATGGATGTGCGAACATTGGCACTATTATATCCAAAAACGAAATCATCAATTGATTTTATTGGATTAAAACATTATCCCATTGATGATTGTAAACATCAAATAAAATATTTGTGCGAAATATATAATCAACTTAATTAAAATTTAATACAATGAGTAAATTATTAAAAGGATCAATTGATCTAAATAAAATTAATGAATCAGTAGTTTTTAAAGGTGCTAAAGGTGCTAAATATATTTATGTTGATATATGGATAAATGAAGATGCTGATAATTATGGGAATCATGCCGGTATAAAACAATCAACAAATGATGGTGAAAGTTTTAAAAGCCATTACATCGGAAATGCAAAAAAAAGTTTTGGATGGGCTGATGTTGTTGAAAATGAAAAACCAAGTGAATCAAAACCATTGCCATTTTAATATGCCAATATTTCCAAAATCAAAAAAAAGATCATGGGTTTCTGAAAACAAACCCCAGGCTGGTCGAAAGGTAACAAACCCATTTTATCACACAACACCCTGGCGCAAATTTAGAAATGCATACATAAAAGAAAATCCCCTTTGTCTAGAGTGTTATTTAAATGATAAAATTAAACCTGGGAATGTTGTGGACCACATTAAACAGATCAACCGGGTTGATGCTTATAATACGGAATTTGGATATTATGGTGATCCATTAAGTGAATCAAATGTTCAAACATTATGCACACATCACCATGCGATTAAATCCGGAAAAGAAAGGTGGAGTAAATGAAACATGCTTTGGATGATTTAATAAATCTGTTTATCCAGGAAAAAGATGTATCAAAAATTTCATTGGTCCAATATTCATTTGGGTTAAATAAATTTTATAAATGGGCGGTTAATGAAAATAAATTATTGACAGGGTTAACAACTGCCGACATGATCAAATATAAAAGATATTTATCTGAATTAAAATATACACATTTAACTATCAGTAATTATTTGGGATCGGTTAGGTTGTTTTATAAATGGGTTGAATTAAATGAATTTGGAAATGATATTACTAAAACATTGCGGATCAACAAAAATTATTCAACATTTAGAAAAAAATCATTAAACATTAATCAATCAGTAAAGTTTTTAAAACAATTTAACACAAAAACATTAATGGGTAAAAGAAATTTTGCCATTGCAAATTTACTTTTAAGGAATGGATTAAGAGAAATTGAAGTTTCCCGGATGGATGTTGAAGATGTATTTGAATATAATGATCGCTGGGCAATTAGGTTGCAAAGAAAAGGCAGAAGCGGGAAGGATGATGTATTGCCATTGAGTGAAAAAGCAAAAGAAGCCATTGAAGATTATTTATTGCACAGAAACACAGATTTCCAGGATAGCAGCCCGCTATTTGTTAGCTTATCAAAAGCGAATAAATACAAAAGAATCTCAACACATTTTATCAGCGTTATGATTAAACAAAAGCTGGTCCAGGCGGGTATTGTTGGCAAAATGTTTACTGCCCATTCATTGCGCCATACATGCGCAACATTATTAATTGCTGATGGGCATTCAGAATATAGTGTAAAAACTTTTATGGGGCATAGAAATTTTACATCAACCCAAATTTATACAAGACAAAAAGAAACTGAAATGATATTTAATAACAGCCCGGCAAAACTGTTGGATGAGATGATAAGTAATTAATCAAGTAATTTAATGAGTTATAGCGTTTTTAATGCTTTTTTAGTAGATAACAAATTGATTGATATGATGTTAATAATAAAAAATGGTGGCTAACAGACTGAAAATTATTTATATGGGTAGGGGGTTTAAAAAATTTGAAAGATTGATCTAGTAATCGGTTGCCAAGCCTTTTTTATATACATGCAAAAATACCAAAATGACCAAAGGAAGAAAACCGATACCAACAGCGATTAAAAAAATAAGGGGTACAAATCAACCATGCCGGACCAATAAAAATGAAATAAATATTGATCCGGTTATAAAGTTGCCGCCAGCCCCAGGATGGTTCAGTAAAACATCTAAAAAAATATATAAACAAAAGGGGCAACAGTTGCAATTACTGGGAGTATTAACACCATTAGATTTTGAATTGTTTATTTCATTTTGCCAAGAATATGGAAATTATATTGATACATCAATTGAACTTTCAAAAGTGCCGCACAATGCAGCATTATCTGATCAAAGTGAAATGGTATTTTTAAGAATATCAAAAATAAATAAAATATCATGGGAAAGAAGTAAATCAATTGCTGCTGAATTTGGGTTTACACCATCAGCCAGGGCAAAAATGATATTGCCGGAAAAAGAAAATAATAATGATAATGATTTTGATTAATGGAAATGCCAAGTAAATATTTTTATGATAAAAAAGCAGCAGAAAAAGCTGTTAATTGGATTGAAAAATATGTTACCCATGTAAAGGGTGAATTACAAGGTAAACCCGTAATTTTAGAAGATTGGCAAAAAAATGATATTGTAAAACCATTGTTTGGTTGGAAAAATAAACAAACTAAATTAAGAAAATACAGAACTATTTATATTGAATTACCCCGGAAAAATGCGAAATCAACCCTGGCAGCAGCAATTGGATTATATCTATTAACAGCAGATGGTGAACCCGGTGCTGAAATATATAGTGCGGCAGCTGATCGCGGGCAGGCTGGGATTATTTTTGATGTTGCCAAAAGAATGGTGATCCAAAGAAAAGCATTATCAATGAGGGTTAACACCTGGAGAAATTCAATTGAATATCCAAAAACCGGATCACATTACAAAGCCATATCCGCAGATGCATCAACAAAGCATGGTTTTAACGCGCATGGAATTATTTTTGATGAACTGCATACACAAAAAAACAGGGAATTATTTGATGTACTAACAACATCGGTTGGTTCAAGGCGGCAACCGGTAACCCTGTTACTAACAACAGCTGGTACAGATCGCAATTCAATTTGTTATGAAATGCATGAATATGCGCGAAAAGTAAAGGATGGAGTAATTAAAGATGATACATTTTTAGGCATAGTTTATTCTGCACCCAAAGAAATGGATATTTTTGATCTTAAAACTTGGAAGCTGGCAAACCCTGGTTTTGGATCAATAGTTAAAGCTGATTATATTGAATCTGAAGCACAGCGAATAAGAAACAACCCAAACCGGGAAAATGCGTTTCGGCAATTACATTTAAATCAATGGACCAGTTCAATTTATTCATGGGTTTCAGATGATGTATGGATGGCATGTAATTTAGAAAAAATTAATGAAGCTGATTTTTATGGTTCTGATGTTGTTTTGGGATTGGATTTAGCATCAACGGATGATACAACATCTTTAATTTGTTTGTTTGTTGATGGTGCAAATATATTGGGGATTATGCCATTTATTTGGATACCCCAGGAAATGATTGAAACAAGGCAAAACCGAGGTGATCTACTCTATAAAAATTGGCATGACCAGGGCTATTTATTATCAACACCTGGAAATGTAACTGATTACCGGATAATAGAAGATACCATTTTAAAAATACATGATAAATTTAATATTAAAAAAATTGGTTTTGACAAATGGAACAGCAGCCAACTAATTATTAATCTAACTGATTCAATTGATCCAAATGTATTTGATAAGGTTGAAATGAATATTGGTAATTTATCCGAACCAACAAAGCGTTTTTATTCACTTATAAAAAACAAGAAAATAAATCATGGCGGGCATCCAGTATTGCGCTGGATGATGTCAAATGTGATGATATGGCAAGATACAAATGAAAATATAAGACCATCAAAAAAAAGCAGTACAGATAAAATTGATGGAATTATGGCAATCATTATTGCCCTGGCATCCTTTTGGAGTAACCCGGAAAATGATGATATTGATAAAAGATTTTTAAATGATGGTTTCACTAAAATATAATTAAAATGTTAGATGAAAAAGCAAAATTATTAATGACCGCAAAAGGATATGACAAAGCATTTACCAATATTTTATCCAGCGCAAAAGTAACAACCCAGGTTGAAGCATTTAAAATTTTGGAACAGGAATATAAAAGTTATTTTGGAAAAACTAAATATACCAATTTTCAGAGTTACCGACAAGCCAGGGATAAAAGATTAAAAAGAAAATAATAAATGTATTTTTTGTGGTTCACATAAAACGCGGAGATTTAAAATATATTTGAAGGGAAAATCAAAGTCTTTGTTTAATTAATGATCTTATTGATGCAATCCAACAATGGTGCGAAAAACCCACATAATTTTATAAGTTATCAACAAAGGTTGTTCAAAGAAAGGTAACATGATGTTGATAGAAAGGTAACCAAGTTACATTGACAAATTTTTAATCCCGCCATATTTTTGCGCCATACATTTTTTAAAAAAAGTATGGCATCAACAAAATATAAAATTTTTGGTATTCCTGTATGGGAAAAACGAAGTTCAGAGTTAGGAACTTATAAAAACCCATCTTCCAGGTTAGTTGATATTATGGGCGGTGAATCATCAACCGGTATTGCAGTTACCCAACAAACTGCATTAACATTTTCAGCAGTTTGGGCATGTGTTAGAATTTTATCAAATACAGTTGCCATGCTGCCATTTGGTGTTTATAAACAATCAAATGGAGAAAAACAATATTCACCAAAACATCCCATACACCCAATAATTCATTCAGAACCCAATAAAATAATG